CCGTACACGCAGGAGCTGCCGACAACGTCACGTCAGGCGTATCTCGAAATGATGCGCTCGCGCATTTACGAGGACTTCGGCGGGCTGGACACCGTTTCTTTCTCCGCTGGGCAGAAGACCGCGACCGAGATTCAGGCAATGTACCAGCCGATGGACGAACAGGCCGATGACTTCGAGTATCAGATCATCGAAGCTGTGCAAGCGATCCTGCGGCTGATTGGGATTGACGATACGCCAGTATTTAAACGAAACCGCATCACGAACCAGCTCGAGCAAGCCCAGCTCGTGATGATGGAAGCCGAATATCTCGACGCTGAGACGCTGCTGCGCAAGCTGCCGAACATCACGGACGATGAGATCCCGGACATTCTCGCCAAGATAGATGCTGAGGGCGGCGGCAGATTCACGACCGAAGAGCCGGAGGGGGTGTTTTAAGAATGAGCGCGCTTCCTTCCGTGATTTGGATTGGGTATTCCAACGAACAGAACGCGCGGACGGTGGAGCTTAATATCTCCGAGATGCTGGAGAAATACCCATCGGCGACCCCGCAATTGCTGGTTCATAAATCCGAGAACTACGTCAACTACATCGCGGAGACTTCCGTCAGCGGCTCGACGCTATCTTGGACGGTCACGGCCTACGACCTCGACTATCAGAAGAACGGCACGGCACAGGTCGTGCTTGTGGATTCTTCCGGCTCTGACGATATCGTGCTGGCATCCGAGGTGATCCCGGTCAAAGTGTCCGGCGGTATCGAGAACATCTCAACGTCAGACCTTCCGACACCGCAGGAGACCTACCTGACGCAGATTCTAGCTGCGGCGGCGCGGGCTGAAGCGGCCGCTGCTTCGGTTGCGACGATCACCTTTGACAACGCCACGGGCGAGGTCATCGTGGGAGGTGGTAGCTGATGGAGCCAATCACTCGAATCGAGCATTATCTTGCGTCCATCGTAGACGGCGCGACGAACACGCTGACACCCATCACCCGCATTGAGATGTACCTTGACGCGATCCTCAACAGTACAACGAACGTTCCGACACCGATCACCCGGATTGAGTTCTATCTCGCTGCAATCGCTGGAACTGGATCGTCGTTTCCTGTACCGATCACGCGCGTGGAGTTCTTCCTTGCGGCAATTGCCGGAGCTGACGTTGAGCCGCCTGTGCCGATCATCCGCGAGGAGACGTGGCTGTATGAGTGGTGGGAGAGCGGATCTGTCGAGGGCGTTTCCATGAGGGGCGGCGAGCTTGCGATTGATCCGAACGCCGACAACGTACAGGTCACAATGGCAGATGACACGGTGAACATCGACAACGGCACGCCGGGCAACTCGCTTGCGTTTAACGACGGCGAGGTCGTGGTGACGTAAGGAGGGCTTATGGACGCTGGACAGCTTGCGACCGAGGCGGCTGTGCGGCGTATGGAGCGCCGCCTGAGAGCCGTTTATCGAGAGGCACAAAAGGACATAACCAATAAGCTGCGGGACTTCAATCTGCGGCATCTTGAAAAGGACAAGCGGCTGCGCGAACTCGTAAAGGCTGGTAAGCTAGCTCAGGAAGATTATGACGCATGGCTGCGCGGACAGGTGTTTCAGGGGGCTGTGTGGCAGGAAAAGCGTGACGCGATCTCCGATGTTCTGACGAACGCGAACAAGAAAGCCGCACAGATCATGAACGACGAGCGTGTTAACGTTTTTGCAGCGAACGCCAATTACATCAACTATCGCGTTGAAAAAGGGTCGAAGTACACGATTAGTTTTAATCTGTACGATGAAAGCACAGTCAAAAAGCTCCTGAAAGACCAGCCCGAACTCCTGCCGAGGCGAGTAATTAACGGCAGAAAAGACAAGGCGTGGAACCGCCGAAAGATATCGAACAGCGTGACACAGGGCATCATACAGGGCGAAAGCATCCCACAACTATCAAGCCGTATTGCGCGTGATACAGGGATGTCCTCGCTCGTTGCAACGACCCTATATGCGCGGACGGCTATGACGGCGGCACAGAACATCGGCAGAATTGAAGCGATGCACAAGCAGCAGGATATGGGAATAAAAGTCCGCAAACGATGGATCGCGACGAAGGACAGCCGAACACGCGACACTCACGCCGAACTCGACGGGCAAGTAGTCGACGTTGACGAGCCGTTTGTAGTTGATTGTATGGAGATCATGGAGCCGGGCGCCCCGAACGCCGATCCTTCGCTCGTCTACAATTGCCGCTGTTCGCTGGGGTATGAGTACCCTGATTACCCAAACTTTCGCGATGACAGCGACTTCAATGACTGGTTGAGGAGCAAACAATGAGCAGCGTGAAAGTAACGGACAACACCGATGAAGCACTGAGTGCGCTCGAATCCGCAGTAGAGCGAGGGCTTGAAATCATTGGCGGCAAGGCCGAAACCTATGCAAAAGACATCTGCCCAGTGGATACAGGCCGACTGCGTGGAGATATCACACATCAGACTGATCCCGCAGAAAAGGCCGTTGCAATCGGTAGTAATGTCGAGTATGCGCCGTATGTTGAGCTAGGCACAGGCCCGTACTTCGTACCGCCGCCTGAGTGGATGCACAACGGAGCGACACAGGGGCGCGGCATCGGACACAGTTTCGTGCATCCGAGGCCCTTCCTGAGACCCGCAATCGAAAAACACACCGAGGAATACAAATACATATTCGAATCCGAGCTGAAGCGCGGATAACCAAATAAAACCAGCATCCTAAAGAATCGGGATGCTGTTTTTATACAACCTCTTTGGAGCGAAGAACCGCTCCCGAAGAAACGACAGGAGGATTTTATGGCACTTACACGTTCTATGCTTAAAGGCATGGGTCTGACTGAAGAACAAGTCAGCGCAATCATTGACGCGCACACCGAAACCGTAGACGGGCTGAAGGACAGCCTGAAAGCGGCGAAGGCTGACGCAGACAAGCTCAAAGCCGTTCAGAAGGAATTGGACGAGCTGAAGAGCACCAACGGCGACGATTACAAGGCGAAGTACGAGAAAGAACACTCGGATTTCGACGAGTACAAGAAGACAGTCGCAAACGAAAAGGCGACCGCTGAAAAGCGGAGCCTATACCGTGATCTCCTGCGGGAGTGCGGTGTCGACGCAAAGCGTATTGACAGCGTGATGAAGGTCGCGGATATCGACGCGGCAAAGGTCAAAGACGGCAAGATTGAGAACGTTGAAGACCTGACCAAAAGCATCAAGTCCGAATGGGCTGACTTCATTGCGACGGATTCGACGCGCGGCGCGAACGTGCAGACCCCTCCTCAGGGTAAGGGCAGCACGAAAATGACCCGCGAAGAGATCTTCCGCAAAGATGAGCACGGCAAATACGTACACAGCACACAGGAACGAATCAACGCCATTCAAGCAAATCTTGAGGCACAAGCGAAAGGAGAATAATAACAATGGCTGCAACGAATGTTGAAACTTTGAGCAACCCCCGCGACTCTCTGCCGAACGTTTATACGAACGTTACCGCTCGTGAGATTGAATTTGTAACCCGCTTCGGCGATAACTGGGATGCTCTGCGCAATATCATGGGCATCATGCGCCCGATCCGCAAGGCTCCCGGCTCCACTCTGATCACCTACACCGCTTCTGTCGCGCTTGAGAGCGGAAGCGTTGATCCCGGCGAAGTGATCCCGTATTCCAAGGCGACGATTGTTCAGGCTGGCAAGGCTGATGTTGTGATCGAGAAATATGCGAAAGCTGTCCCGATTGAAGATGTCAGCAAGTACGGCGCGGAGATCGCTGTCGAGAAGAGCGATGATGCTTTCCTCAACCAGCTGCAGACGAACGTGCTGACGAAGTTCTACACGTTCCTCAATACTGGCTCGTTGACTGGCAGCGCGAGCACTTTCCAAGACGCGCTCGCAAAAGCGAAGGGCTTGGTTCTGAATAAATTCAATACCATCCGCAAGAGCGTGACCGAGGTCGTCGGCTTCTGCAACGTTCTCGACTTCTATGATTACCTCGGCGCTGCCCCGATCACCGTTCAGACCCAGTTCGGCCTGACCTATGTGCAGAACTTCATGGGTTACTCCACGCTGTTCCTGCTCTCTGCGCCGGACGTGGCCCGCAACACCGTCCTCGCGACCCCGGTTGAGAACATCGACCTGTACTATGTCGATCCGGGCGATTCTGAGTTTGCTCGCCTCGGTCTGCAGTACACGACTCAGGGCGAAACCAACCTGATCGGATTCCACGTACAGGGCAACTACAGCACCGCAGTCGGCGAGACCTACGCGCTGATGGGCATGAAATTGTGGGCCGAGTACCTCGACGGCATCGCCAATGTCACCATCGGAGCGGGTGGAGCGACTGGCGCGACTGGGGCTTAATTCGTGAGGCTTCTGATTGCAGTCCCAACGTTTGAAAACATCTACCCTGACACGTTCAAGTCTATTTATGATTTGGACGTGTCGGGGCATGATGCCTCGTTTGAATACGTGAGGGGCTATGATTGTGCCACGGCGCGAAACCGAATTGCACAGATGGCATTGGACAAGCAGAGTGATTATGTGCTGATGGTGGACAACGATGTAGTATTGCCGAAGGACGCGCTAATCAATCTGATGGACGATGCCAAAGATGTGTGTCTTGGTTTCTATGCACACAGGGATTCGGACAACATCTATCGCGGCAGGACTTGTGTCTGCAAGCTGCTAGATTCTAATGGCGTTCCTCACTTCAATTATCCGCTCGAGAGTGAGTACACAGCCGAAGAATTAAAGACGCTGAAAGAACAAGGACAGTTTAAAGTTCGTATTCACGGCGGCGGCATGGGCTGCGCGTTGATCAGGACGGATGTTTTCAGAAGGATCGCCTATCCGTGGTACGACTGGGTAAACTACTCAAACAAGCGGATGCTATCAGAAGACCTGTATTTCTGCGAAGCGTGTAAAAAGTCGGGCATACCGATTTACACAGATACGCGCGTAAACTGCGGGCATATGCTGCGTCATGTGCAATACGCTGATTGAGAGGGAAATATGTACAAGGTAATTGTTCGGTTTATGGATTTGCAGGATCAAAATCACATTTACGAAGTTGGCGACACTTTCCCCCGCGACGGCGTAAAGGTCGGGACTGATCGAATCAATGAGCTTATGTCCTGCGAGAACAAAATCGGCTGTCCGTTGATTGAAAAGATCAAGGCCACCCGAAAGCGGGTGAAGAAAGATGCTTGAAAGACTTTGCGCTCACTTGCATAACTACTTCGAACGCCATCCTACAACGCATGAGCAGATGATCCACGCTGGAACGTACACCATTACAGGCGGCAGCATTGAGCTGCCGTTTTTGCTGTCCGGGCAGCGGTTCAGGATCAAAGGCTCCGCGCTGAATGATGGCGTTTATACCTACGGCGAGACCATCCGAAACGACGATGACACGGCGGCGGCTGACCTCTATGCAGAGACGTTCACCGGGGAGATTTGGGCAATGTACCCTCCGAAAGCTGTGCTTGAAATCGCGGCGAGCGCATCCGAGTGGATGACCAGACACGGCGAGGCCCTGAACAGCCCCTATACGTCTGAATCGTTCGGCGGGTACTCGTACACAAAGGGCGCGACGGATGCGACAGACGGAATGCCAGCTGGTACATGGTACGGCGTGCCGAAATCAGCATTGGCACAGTGGAGGAAGGTGTACAGCGAATGAGCCTGA